CACAGCCGCGCGGAAGACTACGGTAACGTGGAAGTCTCTCCTGTTAGTAACCCTAACGCCTCTACTATGGCCCAACGGGTTATGCAGTATCAAGCAGCTATTCAGTTGGCCCAACAAAACCCACAGATCTACAACCTACCTAACTTGCACCGTCAAATGCTAGAAGCGATGGGTATAGAGGACGTGGATGATTTGATTCCTGCAGCTAAAGAAGCTAAACCTGTTGATCCTGTGTCAGAAAACATGAACTTGATGAAGGGAACTAAGGCAAAAGCCTTTATCTTCCAAGACCACATGGCGCATATGACTATCCATACTAACCTGTTAAATGATCCGAAAATGGCGCAGGCGTTCCAAAACATGACGAACGGTCAGCAGATTCAGGCGGCTATTCAGGCGCACGTCATGGAGCATGCGGCGTTCCAATACAGACAAGAGATGGAGCAGATGATGGGTGTCGAGTTGCCTAAACCCGACGAAGAGATCCCACCAGAAATGGAGACAAAACTGAGCAGACTGCTGGCGCAAGCGTCAGATATGCTGTTACAGAAAGATCAAGCGGAAGTGCAACAACAGCAAGCGCAACAGCAAGCCCAAGACCCTGTCATTCAGATGCAGCAGAAAGAGCTACAGATTAAAGAGATGGAGGTCACAGGCAAGCTGGACATCGAGAAACAAAAACTTGAGCTGCAAGAGCGTATCGCTGCGCTTAACGCAGGGCTTAAATCAGACGACGCGGCGGCTAAACACTCGATCGCTATGATGGGTGCGGAGCAAGCAATGGCGCAGATGCAGGTCAGTCAAGACCTTAAAGAAAGACAATTCGAGCAGCAAGCGCAACAAGCGGCACAACAAGCACAGCTGGCACAGCAAGCTGCACAACAACCACAACCACCTAGCGGAGTCTAATGAAACCGTTTAGCTTTGAAGATTGGTTTGAAAAAGAACTCGGAGAACAGATTAACAACCGCAAGGAAGCGGTTGCCTCTGGCAATTCCGTGCAAGATTATGCCGAATATCGGCATATCGTAGGCGTTATATCGGGGCTGACGCTTGCGCTTAATACCTTTAAGAGCCTCGCCAAAAAACATAGGGAGCAAGAAGATGACTAGCATAGTTGATGCTATTGATTCAGACGCAACACAAGCGGTACTGGAAGAACTTTTAGATATTTTACCAGAGCCTGTAGGCCCTAAAATTTTGATTGTCACACCAACAATCGAAGAGAAAACAACAGGGGGCATTATTAAGCCTGTATCAGCTGTACACCGCGAAGAAGTGGCGTCTACTGTCGGTATGGTGGTTAAGATTGGCCCTGATGCGTTCAAAGACGAAAAGCGTTTTCCTAGTGGTCCTTGGTGTAAAGTGGGTGATTTTGTCATCACACGCGCCTATTCAGGCACTAGAGGCTCTGTTAAAGGTAAAGAGTTTAGAATCATTTATGACGATCAAATTGACGGCGTAGCACCTACTGTTGAAGGCTACGGACGCGCGTACTAGGAGGATATATGGCAGAAGAAGACAAAATTGACGGTATTGAAGAACCCGTAGATATTACTGTAGACGATGGTGATATTGAGATTGAAATCGTTGATGACACCCCAGAGGAGGATAAAGGCAAAAAACCTTTAGAAAACTCCGCAGATGTTGATGATGACGAGCTCAACCAATATTCGACCAAAGTCCAAAAACGTATTAACGAGATGAATCGTAAATACCATGACGAGCGTCGAGCTAAAGAAACATTTGCTAAACAACAAGCAGAAGCTATCCAGTACGCGCAGCATATTTTGGAAGAAAATAACCGCCTTAAAGAGACACTTTCTTGGGGTGAAAAAGCGCTTATTGAACAAGCGCAACAGAAGCTGGTATACGACACTGCTATTGCGGAAGCTCAGTATAAAAGAGCCTATGAAGAAGGCGATTCTGAGGCGTTAGTAGACGCGCAAAGAAGCTTGTATAAAGTACAACAAGAAGCTGAACAACTTCGTCAGTACAAACCTATACAACAAAACTTGCAATCTTCGCCAGTTCCTGCTTATACTGCGCCACAACAACCAGTTCAACAAACACCACGCGATGAAAAAGCCGAATCGTGGGCGGCAAAGAACACATGGTTCAGACAAGATCGAGAGATGACTAATCTGGCTTATGCGGTTCACGAGAATCTGGTTAGTCAGGGGGTAGACCCACGATCCGATGACTATTATGCGCAAATAGACAAACGGATGCGGGAAGTATTTCCTGAAAAATTTAAGAGTGCCACACGCAACGGGACCGTTGTAGCACCGGCGGCGAGATCGACGCCTTCCAAAAAAGTCACGCTTACTCCTACGCAAGTAGCCATCGCCAAACGCTTGAACGTACCTCTTGAAGCGTACGCTAGACAAGTCGCTAAACAACAATAAGGAACATTTTATGACTGAAACTACAAAACCAAGATCGCAAGATACTCGTCAAAGTGCTGAACGAATTGCAGCTACATGGCGCCCAGCAAGTGATCTACCCGAGCCTACCCCTCAACCGGGCTGGGTATTTAGATGGATTCGTACTTCATACATGAATGCTCCAGATCCTCGAAATGTGAGTACCGCACGACGTGAAGGTTGGGTACCTTGCTTAGCTAAGGACCACCCAGAGATCGACTTGTCATTTGACAGCCGCGCCGCTTCACAAGGTAGTAATCAGAACATCGAGATCGGCGGTCTTATGCTGTGCAAGTTGCCCGCAGAAGTAGCTAACCAACGTGACGCTTACTTCCAAAATGCAACCAAAATGCAAACTGAGTCCGTTGATAGAAACTATATGAGAGAAAACGATCCTAGAATGCCTTTATTCTCAGATCGTAAATCGAGTACATCATTTGGCAGCGGTAGGTAATACCGCTAATTAAAATTTTTGGAGGTTAATATGGCAGTTGGAGTCTCTGGCTTCACCCCAGTTAATTTGATCGGTGGTCAAGTTTATGCTGGTGCTGTACGTCAATTACCAATCGCATCTGCATATGCAGAAAACATCGGTTTTGGCGACTTAGTTGGTATCTCAGGTGGTTACATTGTTCGTGTAAACGGCACTGGTTCAGGCGCTGTGACACAAAGCACTTTCCCAACTGTTAAACCAGTAGGTATTTTCTTGGGTTGTTCTTACACAGACCCTAACTTGAAATATTTTGTGAACAAACAATACTGGCCTACAGGCACTGTAGCTTCAGACGCGCAAGCGCTGATCTGCGAAGACCCAGAAGCAGTATTACAAGTCACTCTGACTAACGCTGGTACAGCTTATACTTCTAGTGCTGCTACTGTCGCTGCTGTTGGTAAAAACATTGGTTACTATCAGCCTGCTACAGCAGTCAACACGTCGACTGGCAACAGTGCGGTTTCTGCAAACTTCGCGTCTGCGGCTACCACTGCTACTCTGCCTTTCCGTATTGTTGATGTAGTTAAAGAATCTGCTTTGTCTGACGGCACTTTTGCGCAAGTATTAGTTAGCTATCAGTTGGGCGTTCACTTCTACCGTCAAACTACAGGAGCATAATCAATGGCTGCTATTTCTCGTTCACAACAGCTTAAAGAACTGATTCCGGGCCTTAACGCCCTCTTCGGTTTGGAATATGACCGCTACGGCGAAGAGCATAAAGAGCTCTTTGAAATCGAAAGCTCTGATCGTTCATTCGAAGAAGAATTGAAACTGTCAGGTTTCGGCGCAGCGCCAGTTAAAAACGAAGGTCAAGCAATGAGCTACGATGTGGCCCAAGAAGCTTGGTCAACTCGTTATACCCACGAAACAATCGTGTATGGTTTTGCTATCACTGAAGAAGCAATGGAAGATAACCTGTATGACTCACTGTCTGCTCGTTACACCAAAGCTTTGGCTCGTGGTATGGCTTACACCAAACAGGTTAAAGGTGCTAACGTATTGAACAACGGTTTCAACCAAAACTACGTAGGTGGTGACGGTGTATCATTGTTCGGTACTAACAGTGCTGGTTCTGTGACCAACCATCCTCTGGTTAACGGTTCTACCGTTAGCAACCGTCCATCAACTGCTGCGGATTTAAACGAAACTTCTTTGGAAGCGGCTGTTATCCAAATCGCTGCATGGACTGACGAGCGTGGTCTGTTGATTGCTTCCAAACCTAAAAAGTTGGTTGTTCCTCCTTCACTGCAATTCGTAGCAACTCGTTTGCTGGAAACCGAACTGCGTGTAGGCACAACTGATAACGACATCAACGCTATCAAAAACAACGGTTCTATCCCAGAAGGTTACACTGTTAACCACTGGTTGACAGATAGCAACGCGTGGTTCTTGTTAACCGATGTCCCAAATGGGTTGAAGCACTTCATCCGCACCCCACTTCAGACATCTTCTGATGGCGATTTCGACACCGGCAACTTACGTTACCGCGCAAGAGAGCGTTATTCTTTCGGGTACTCTGATCCGTTAGGCGTGTACGGCTCGCCTGGTACTTCATAAAAATCAAGTACTTATGTGCTATTGGAAACCCGCTTCGGCGGGTTTTCTTTTGGCGATAATAAAATAATTGGTTTCTTTATTTGTATACTTGGTTTTTTATTGTATATTGTGTACAGACTTTAGGAGATTAATTATGAAGATAAATAAGCAAAACAGCCCATTGTTTAACCAAGGAAAGACTAAATGGGAAGCCTATGTCAGTGCATACACTGGACCGTATGATTTTTCAAACTCTGTTTATGCAGGGATGAACCAAAAGGTGACGTTTATTTGTCCCTCCCACGGCGCTGTCACGTCCGATGCGAAAAACATGATTAATGGCGCAACGTGCAATAAATGCGCATTAGAAGCTCGCGTTGGTAGAAATAGACTCACTAAAAAGAAAATGCTGACAAAGTTTTATGAGAAACATGGCGGACTGTACGACTACTCTCTATGTGAATATAAAGGGCAAGAAACACCGGTAGCTATTAGGTGTTTAACACACGGTGTTTTTATGCAACGGCCTGAGGATCATTGGAGGGGGTCAGGATGCCCTCAATGTTTTCATGAGAACCGTAGAGGGGCAACGCAAAGGGACACAACAGAATCTTTTATAAAAAAAGTGCAGCTGGCGCACGGAGATAACTTTGATTTGTCAGGTATTGAGTACGTTAACAGCCAACAGGACATAGAAGTCGTATGCACAAAACATAATAAAGTATGCCAAACAAAACCAAGTTGGTTGGTCGCTGGATGTAATCCGTGCAGTAGATGTAACCATATGAAGTCAGAACAAGAGCGGGTTATAGCCAATTATTTAAGCATTTTCGCCAATGTGCAACAACACGATAGAAACACTCTAAAACCAAAAGAGTTGGATGTGTGCATTCCAGAACTTGGTATAGCAGTGGAATACAGCGGGATGTTCTGGCATAGCCACGGGTCAATTGAAGAAGAAGATGCGTGTAAAAACGACCATCATTATAAGTATACGCAGTGCGCGGCAAAAGGTATCCGACTGATAACTATATACGAAACTGAATGGTTAGAACGCCGACACGCTATAAAGCGCCTGTTGCGTAACGCAATTGGGAAAGCCAGAGGTAAACTAATGGCTAGAAAATGTGATCTAAAGAAAGTAACACATCAAGAAGCGGTGGAGTTTTACGAAAAATATCACCCGCAAGGAGGAGCAGGCACAGGTGAGTATTACGGGCTATATTGGAAAAACAAGTTAGTAGCATGTATGCGGTTTACGTATGGGGCTAATGATAGAGGAGCTGCGGCTAACAGAGTATGGACATTAAGCAGATATGCAACACGCGTTGCAGTAATAGGCGGCGCGTCAAGACTGTTTAGCGCTTTTGTAGGGGAACATGCGCCTTCTGAAGTTAAATCATTTTCTGATAATAGATATTTTTCTGGGGATATGTATAAACAACTTGGGTTTGAGTTAGATAAAGAAATACCACCTGATTATCAAGTATGGAGCATGAGAACAGGACTTAGATCTAAAGCGCAATATCAGCGAAAATATTTACCTGCTAGGTTAATAGACCACAAGTCAAATGAAACTTTTGATCCAGATAATGATCCCAGAACAGAACGTGATATGACTTATTTGATGGGGGCTAGACGTGTATACGATTGTGGTAAAAAGCGTTGGGTGTGGAGAAGCAAATAAACCCTTGCACCCTAACGACTTAGTTGATATGATCGGGCCAAACCTAGGTATCTATTTTTCTTCATACCGACCGGCCTAGCGGACTCTGCACAAGACGGTATGACACACGTGCGAGGCATCTATGGCTACATCAACTACTCAAGCAATCTGGCGCTCATTCGGCGGCGATACAACTAAAACTGCATATGCTGGTTCTATGCTGATGGCTGCGGACTTCTATTTTGTCCCTACTGCAGCTGCAGGTAACAAAGTCCAAAAATCTTCTACTGACACAGCAAATGTCATTCTGCCTATCGGCGCAGTTATCACGGAGATCCAAGCCAATGCGGCAGGTACTGGCGGCACTAATCCTACTTTTGACATGGGTTTTACTCTCTATTCTTCTGGTACTACTAACAACGCTTCCTTACTGAACGAAGCGGATGCTGACGCAGGCAAACAAATATTTAACTGGGCTACTGCTACTGTTCCCGGTGCAAGCTTAGGTGCGGTATTGTCTACTTCTGAGTTGGTGTATATCACAGGTTCTGTTGGTGCTTCTGCTGCTACTGGTGGTTCAATCTCAGGTCGTATCACATACTATGTACCAACTAACGGCGCAGCAACTGCTTAATTAGTCTCGGGGAGCTTCGGCTCCCTTTTAACTTAAACATAGGAGATTAATATGGCAATGCAAAGCGATGTAAAAAACGTGCATGCTAATGCGTCTGGCTCGTTGGTGTCTTCAAGAGCGCGTGTCAAAGGTATGATTCTCACATCTACTGGTGCTGGCGCAGGTACTGTTCAGCTTAAAGACGGCGGTTCATCTGGCACGGTTAAGATTGAGATTGATGTACCAGCTACTACTGCGTTTCATAGTGTGGTTATCCCTCAAGAAGGGGTCTTGTTTGAAACAAGTGTGTATGCGACCTTAACTAACTGTTACGTATCAGTGTTTTATGGCTAAGCCTCCAGCATGGCAACGCAAAGAAGGTAAGAATCCTAAAGGCGGTTTAAATGCTAAAGGCCGCGCGTCCGCTAAGAAAGAAAGACATGATTTAAAACCCCCTGCACCCCACCCCAAAACCAAGAAAGATGCAGGAAGACGTAAGTCATTCTGTTCGAGAATGGAAGGGGTGATGAAAAAGCTGGCAAGCAGTAAGACAGCGAATGATCCAGATAGCAGGATTAACAAAAGTTTAAGAGCTTGGAATTGCTGATATGAATGACCAAATAGAAATGATTAGAGATGTTGCCGCGCATGATGTAGAAATCAAACACCTGCAGGACGATATGGAGCGAATGATTAAAGAGATGGCAGAGATTAAGAAAACCTTAAATGCTATTGATCGTACATTGTCTGAAACGATAGGCGGGTTAAATGCTAAAGGCCGCTGAATATATTAGACGTACTACAGAGGTGGAGTAATCCATGACCGACCAAATAGAAATGATTAAAGATGTCGCCGCGCATGATGTAGAAATCAAACACCTGCAGGACGATATGGAGCGAATGATTAAAGAGATGGCAGAGATTAAGAAAGCTTTATATGCTATTGATCGTACGCTATCTGAAGCGAAAGGCGGTTGGAAAACGCTAGTGGTTGTTGGCGGTGTTGCATCGAGTATAGGTGCCGCAGTTGCGTGGATAGCTAATCATTTCTGGAAGTAGTAATGCCAAGCGTTAGTAAAAAACAAAGAAATTTTATGGCAGCAGCAGCTCATAACCCTGAGTTTGCCAAGAAAGCAGGTGTTCCAGTTAGCGTGGCTAAAGAGTTTAACGCGGCTGATAAAGGTAAAAAATTCAAATCAGGAGGCAACATGGCCGATAAATCTAAACTGAAAAAGCTCTTCAAAGGTAAAGACGCTTATAAAGAAGAATTGAAAGAAGCTAAAGCCATTAAGTCTGGCAAAATCACTCCAAAAGAGTATGCTAAAGGCGAAAAGATGGAAGGCATTCACGGCCTTAAACGCGGCGGTAAAACCCAAGTTAAAACCAAATGTATGGCGACAGGCGGTGCTGTCAATGTAGGTGGCAAAGCACTTCCTAAAGCTAAAGCTATGGGTTCGCTGGGTTTAAAAGACGGCGGTGATGCAGCAGCTAAAGTGAAGCAATACAATGCAGGCAAAGACGCGTTTAGCAATGCTAAACTGCAAGCGGAGATGGTTGAGAAAGCGCGTAAAGACAAAGCTATGCAGCCTAAACCAGAAACCACAGTCGAAAAAACCTATAAGTTGCCCCCTAAAACCGTTGTCGGTGAAGACATTGATGCGCCTCCATATAGTAAAGGCGGTTGCTGTAAAATGGCGCGTGGCGGTCTGGCTAAAGCGAACGGTAAAGCGATTCGCGGTAAAACCAAAGGTCGATTCATATGACACAAGCTAAAAACAACCCAGCAAAAGGCTTCCCACCGCATCAAAATGCTAAGGGAACAACGCCTGTAAAAACTAAAAAGAAAGACATTAAAACCTAAGAGTGAGCGAGTAAGCTATGGCGACTAAACAAGTATTGGAAGACGTTAAAACATTTGGGAGCCAATTTATCCCGGGTGTTAATTATGCCGATTACTTCAAAACGGCCATAGCTATCGCTACAAAAGCGGGCAACACTATTGAAAAAGACACGCTTACTCGGTATCAAGCTGCATGGAACGAGTGGAAAAAAACACATTCCATAGGTACATCTACAAGTCAGCTATCTAAATCAGAGCTTAGTGGGCTAGCGGCTAACGCGCAAACCGTGCTGGATAATCAAACAAAATCGTTAAGCGCGATAGACTCAGACTGGGCGACGGCGCTAAAAACAGCTAAGACGACAGCGGCTAAGAAATCGGTTAATAGCGAGTTCACAACAAAGCTAAACACAGCCCTATATATCGCGGAAGATGCGGCTTTAAATGCACAGAGTGCTTACTCCTCGGCGGCTAACGCCACGCAAACAGATGTAGACAAAGCGGCGCAGGATGCGTATGCCGCGTATAAAGCGACAGGTAAATTACCAGAAGGGCTCACATCCGCCGTGTCTACGGCGGCTAATAAGTTGGTGGCAGACTACCAAGCGACGCAGAGCAATAACGCAGCAGCGCAGAACGCGTTTGACGAATGGAGACGCACAGGGTTAGACCCTGCCAACCTGACAGTGGACGCTAAAGCGGCCTATGACGTGCTTAAAAACAAAGCACTGGGTGTGGCAAGCGGGACAGAAGCACCTGCGGCGCCTAAAGCACCTATTTTCTCAACCGCTACGGATCTGGCGGGGGCTCTTAAAGACTACGGTAGACAAGGTTTGTTGCCTGATAGACGCGTAAGCGCCCCTCTGTACAACCAGTTATTAGACTACATAGCGGCGGGGAGAACGGATACTACCCAAGTGCCAGCGGCTAAACCGACTAATGTACAGGTGCAGTTACCGCAAGACTACGGCACACGTATGGCCATTCAGGACAGGATGGTGAGCAACGCGGAGAAAAACCCTAATATGTATGCACCGGGGCAGTTTGATCCGCTTTACAGTGGGTTCATGATGGGGAGAGCCAATACACCAGTGCTACAGCCGGGACAACAGAATTTAGCTGATCCTGTCACAGGGGTGTTTAAAGCAGGTCCTCTAACGGCTTCACCGTTCCAAGGGTTTGGGTTCCAGAATGCGTATGATCCTAGTCAATCCCCACAGAATGTAACTGGTGCGGCAGCAGGTGGCTACTTAGATGCACAGACAATAGGTCAGCAAAACCAACAACTGCAAGCACCTCAGGCGCAGTATTCCTTAGGTCTAGGCGCTATACCTAACATGACGCAGTACACCAATTACGGTAACAACCCCGGGATCACTGCCCCTACGCAAGATACAGACGATGGTGGTGTAGGCGGTGTGCCTGTACCCGGACAAACTAACCCAGTGTGGTAACGTATGACTACATCAGGCACAACAGTATTTAACCCAGACTTATCTGAGATATTTGAAGAAGCGTTTGAGCGTCTTGGCACAGATAAGAACGGCATGCCGTTTGAGTTACGGACAGGTTACGACTATAAAACAGCACGTCGTAGTTTAAATTTACTCATTGCAGAATGGGCAAACAAGGGTATTAACCTCTGGACGATAGATTCTGGAGAAATCCCTATGGTGGCTAATCAAGCCACGTACAACCTACCCAGCGACACAGTTGATATTATTGAACATGTTATCCGCCAATATGACGGTACGCAAAACCAAACGGATATTACGATTAATCGTATCTCTGTGGCTACGTATTCTACGATCCCAAACAAGCTAACAACAGGGCGTCCGATTCAAGTTTATGTGGATAGACAATCTCCTACACCTACTATTACCGTGTGGCCCTTACCACAAACTTCTGACACATATACATTTGTATATTGGCGTTTGCGTCGTATGGATGATGCGGGTTCCCCTGCAACAAACACTGTGGATGTACCGTTCAGATTTTACGAAGCGTTGATAGCAGGGCTGGCTTATAGATTAGGCGTTAAGAAAAACCCAGAAATGGTACCTATGCTCAAGCAGATGGCTGACGAAGCGTTTGATTTAGCGGCGGCAGAAGACAGAGAGCGCGCGCCTATACGTATGGTGCCTAGATATATGGATTATAGATAATGAGCGTTCCATACGCTAGAGGCCGCAAATCGTACGGATTTTGTGATAGGTGTAATTTCCGATGCAAGCTGGATCGCATGCGTAAGCTGGTAGTAAAAGGGCAGCTAGTCGATATAAAAGTGTGCGAAGAATGCTATGAATTGGATCAGCCACAATTACATGTAGGCGAACAGCCTATTTGGGACCCACAGGCATTGCAATTTCCACGTCCTGATAATACTATACCGGGAACACGCGGGCTTTGCGGATGGAATCCAGTAGCCTCACAAACGATACAAACTACTGTTAACAGTGTAAAAATTACAGGGGGCTAATATGCCATTACCAGACCCAAGATTACGAATTCCACCGACTAAAACATCTATGCCTATTACTCAAGCACAGCAGTGGCAACAGAATGTTAACACCCCTAAAAACCCAATGACTAGCGGACCTCTTAATCCGACTGCTCAACCACAACAACAACAGCAACAGCAACAACCTCAAATGAAATCAGGGGGCTCCGTGAAATGTATGAAAAAAGGCGGTGTAGTATCCGCAGAAGCTAAAAAAGTAGGCCGTAACGTAGCTCGTGCGAACAACCAAAAATCGAGTACTAAGCCTTCTAAAGCCCCAAGCGCGCCTGTTGTAAAAGGCGGTAGCGTCATTGGTAAAACCAAACGTGGTTATGGAGCAGCGCGTCGTGGCTAAATCTAAAGTTGCATTCGACAATATTAAGTCTGTACCAGTACCACAAGCAAACGGCTATCAAGACCAAATGAAAGACGTTAAGACGACTGGTATTAAAGTACGTGGTGCTGGAGCAGCTAAAAAAGGTTTCACTGCCAGAGGCCCAATGGGTTAATAGGGGAATACCTTGAACTATACCGAGCTGTCAGCAGCGCTAGTCGCATACACAGAGAATACAGGGCAAGACTTTGCGGATAATATCCCTACGTTTGTGCAACAAGCGGAGAAAAGGATATATAACACTGTTCAATTAACTTCCCTGCGTAAGAACGTAACAGGTGTAACTACGATAAATAATAAGTATTTATCATGCCCTAATGACTTCCTATCTGTGTATTCATTAGCTGTTGTTGACGGTACGGGCGAGTATCAGTATCTGTTGGATAAGGATGTTAACTTTATTAGAGCGGCGTACCCCACACCCGCAACTACGGGTGTTCCTAAATACTACGCGCTGTTTGGCCCGCAATCGACTAACGAAACGGAGTTAGCGTTTATTTTAGGACCTACACCCGGTGCTGAATACACCGTAGAGCTGCATTATTTCTACTATCCAGAATCTATTGTTACTGCTGGCACTACATGGCTTGGGGATAACTTTGATCCTGTACTGCTGTACGGTTCGCTTGTAGAGGCCTACACATATATGAAAGGCGAGCAAGACCTTATCCAGTTGTACAACAGCAAATACATGGAAGCTCTGGCTATCCTGAAACAATTAGGCGACGGTAAACAACGACAAGATGCATATCGTTCTGGTCAAGTACGCAACCCCGTATCATAGAGATAAGCAATGATTACCCAATGCATATGCAATAGTTTTAGACAGGAAGTATTTGAAGGCGTGCATAACTTCGCCTCTGTCGGGGGAGACGTTTTTAAAATAGCCTTGTATACGAATTCAGCGCAATTAGGTGCGACTACTACTGTATATTCATCGGCTGGTGAGGTTGTAGCATCAGGGTACACCACAACGGGGGAAGTATTGAATGGGCAGACTGTTGTAGTCACACAGCCTCAAACAGGGCCACAAACATATATCACGTTTGATAATGCTTCATGGCCAGCTGATATAGTCGCTAGAGGCGCATTGATTTATAATAGTTCCAAAGGTGACAAAGCCGTTATGGTGTTAGATTTTGGTTTAGATGTTTCATCTACAGACGGAGTATTTACCGTCCAAATGCCCGTAGCAGGGCCAAATACAGCGTTATTATGCTTTGCTTAGGAGATATACATGCAAGCTGAATCTTTACAATTTACAGACTCACAAGACGCCGCTGTACTGCAAAACGCAGGTATAGGCGAGGGTTTAGGTCTTTCAGGCTACTACGACGTTAAATGCTTAGGCGCTGACGGTCAGGTTAAATGGGAAGACACTATTAAGAACTTGGTAGTGACCGTAGGTCGTAATGACTTATTGGACAAATATTTCGCAGGCTCTTCGTATACGGCCGCGTGGTACATGGGTTTGGTAGATAACGACTCATTCTCGGCTTATGCGGCGGGTGACACTTTGGCATCACATGCGGGCTGGTTAGAGTTTTTAAGCTATACAGGTGCTAACCGTATTACGGCTGCGTGGAACGCTGCATCTGCGGGTAGTAAAGCCACTACATCAACTTCATTCAGCATCAACGGTGCGGGTACTGTGTTAGGCGCTCTTATGTGTACAACCCAAGCTAAAGGTACAGCGTCTAATGGTGGTGCGGGTATTCTGTACTCAGCCGGTAGCTTTACAGGCGGCTCTCGTGCGGTTGTGTCAGGTGACACACTGTTAGTGACTTACACCGCTGCGACATCTTAAGGGGAATAACATGGCTGCAAGTTTTAAAGTAGGCGAACAAGTTAAATTGATTGCTATCGTTCCTCAAGGTCCTGTTAAGCATTTAGCGGTTAACCAAGATGGCGACATCCAGTATTTAGTAGAGTGGACCGATGCAGAAGGCGCTGTACAAGAACGCTGGTTTAAAGAAGAAGAGTTGACTAAAGTTTAAGGAATATCATGGGCCTAGTATTAGCAGATCGTGTACAAGAAACATGCACAGCTCCCGGTACAGGCTCAGTTACCTTGCTGGGGGCAGCAACAGGGTTTCAAACATTCTCAGCGGCTATCGGTAACGGTAACACCTGTTACTACACTATTGCTGACCAATCAGGCGCCAACTGGGAAGTTGGGCTAGGGACATATTCCTCTTCGGGCAACACGCTCGCGCGTACCACTCCGTTATCAGGCAGTGCCGCTACCCCTGTCAATTTTAGCTCTGGTACTCAGAATGTCTTCGTGACTTATCCTGCTGAGATTGCGGCTTACGCGTCTAATAATTCCTCCCAAGTGTCAGGTCAAATTCTGACATCAAACGGTACTGGTACAGCTCCAACATGGCAAATATCCACTGCTGCTGCTAAAGGCTATGTGAATGCTATGACGATCCTTCGAGGGTTGTAATGTTTGGCTTTACGCCTTTCGCTAAAGCGCCTTTTGCCACATTAGGTAGTAGCACCTATATAGTCGCGCTGACAGAAACGCTAGGGCTTACTGATGCTGAAGTAGCCAATCTGACTATGACGTTTGATTTGTCTGAGTCTTTAGCGCTTACGGATACAGAGTCAGCGGGCATTCCAACAGTAAAAAGCATAACAGAAACGCTGGCACTTACTGACACAGAAACCTGCGAGCTGTACTTAAATACCGATGTCACCGAGACTATTGTAACGACAGACACCGAAACTTCTGTCTTGTACGCGGGCGGTGATTTAACAGAAACCATAACACTAAGTGATACAGAAACGGGCTTGCTCACTATGTATCCGGTGGTGACTGAAACGGTCGGGTTAACAGACGCTCAAGAAGTAACGCTTACAATTCCTGCTTTGGTTGAAGAAGCATTAGGATTAACAGATTCCGTGTCAGTTGCTGGGGCGTTCGTTGCTGATCTTATCGAAACGATTGGGCTTTCAGATGTTGTGACAAATAATGTCGCGTTTGTAGCTTCGATCATTGAGTCTATTGTTTTAACAGATCCTGTAACTGCCCGATTATTATGGGAATTAATTAATGACACACAGACAGCTAACTGGCAGAATATAGTTAACACACAGAACCCTAACTGGACTGTGATTGAGACAACATAGGTAAAAACATGACAACTTCCTATACATCATTATTAGGTTTCGCCTTACCTGTAACAGGAGAGTTATCAGGTACTTGGGGCGATGTAGTTAATGACAGTATCACTCAGCTCGTTGAAGACTCTATTGCAGGGGTAGCAACAGCTGATGTAACATCAGGTAACTGGACACTGACAACCACAGGGCTTGGGGTAGATAATCAAGCGCGAAAAGCTATTCTTATACCGACAGGAACACCCGGAGTTAGCAGAAACATAGTAGCGCCGAGTAGTAGTAAAGCCTATATAGTTGTGAATCAGTCTGATGCGACGGTTGTTGTAAAAGGCGCAGCGACTACAGGGGCTACTATTCAGCCGTACTATACTGCGGTGGTTGTGTGGAACGGCGCTGACTTTGAAGAGATTAGTCCTAGCAGCGCTGGTATCACAGCAGGTCAGTCGATCGCATTTGATTTAGTTTTCAGTATTTAAGAGGAATTCATAATGGCAGCGCCAAATATAGTTAACGTCACAGCTATTTACGGGAACAGTTCATCTGTTTC